TCGACTTAGACCCCGAGCCTCCCGTGGCGGTTATCGGTGTCGAAAATGGCGTTATAGCCCCGCCGGCGCCGGACCGGCCCGTTGTGTCTGAACATGGCGAAGCCTTTTTTCCGCGCAACGATGTGCTGGTAACCGCCTCGGCCGCGACCCATCCCCCCGGCATTAACCCCGAAGAAGCGGGGGCCGCCACTGTCGCGGCTCTGAGCGACTTGTCCGCAGCCGTGGGAGCGCCGCGTGACTTCCCATTCCGTCCCGAAGCGGCGGCATCTTGGCAGAGCGCCGCGACGGGGGCTTTACACGCTAGCGCCGCGGGCACGGTGGGGAGCGACATCTCCTTACCAGGCGCCCGCGATCTCGCCTCTTTCAACTTTTGTGACAGCCTGCGCAAGAATTGTGAGAGTGCCGTGGCATGGGTGGACTTTGCGAAGTACGACCGCCCGCTGCGTGATAGTACCAAGGCAGCCGGCGACCAGGTCCGCGTCGCTCTCGACGCGCTCGCTGCCTTGCCAAAAAGCGAAGCCGTCGAAGCGGCAGTCGCCGCCATAGCGCGCCTAGCCAGCGAAACGAGTACGGCAGTCCGTGTGGCCGGCGCCAAGCGAGCCGCAAAAGCCGCTCAGACGGCCACGGCGGTCGCCAAGCAATCCAGCAAGTTCCTTCTGTCGATCCCGATGCCACAGTGCGTCATCGACTACCTTGCGGCCGAGCGTCCCGTAGTACCCAACGCCGGGGATTATTCCGCCTTCCTGACTGGCCTCGCATTGTCTTTCATGACTGGTAGCCTTGCTGCCGCTGGGCTAACCCGAATCGGCATATTGTTGTCCGGGGGCAAAGGCTACACCGTGGAATCGCCGGGACCCGGACCGTTCGGCATACCGCGGCCCGCCCAGCCTCTGTTCACAATGTCCGTGACGCTCGGATTAACTTACGCCATATTCAAGCGGTTTTTGGAACTTTGCCCGCCTTGTGGCGCGCCCGTCATGTTGGGTACGCATCAAATGCCCGATGGCACAAG